TTGAAAAGAACGATGAAAAGGATCTCACGATCAGAGTAAGGTTAGACTTCTAAAAGGGGATAAAATGGCTCTCATCCCTATTCTGCCCGAAGACATAAAAGTCAGCTCGGTAAAGGTTCACCCAAACCAGCATTTTCTGTCGTCTTCTAACTCCGGAATAACTGGAGATGTTTTTCTTTTTGCTGAAAGAAGCAGTACTTTAAAAGAGATCACTGTTGAGCTAGAAGAATATACTTTCGATGTTAAATCCCTCTTATCTCTCGACGATTCTGGAAATATAGTCAGGAAAGACACTCGAAAAAACAGAAATGATATATCGGGAATTGTTAACAACTACATCGATTCGATTGGTCAGTTAGCGGGTTCTTTAGATAATGATAAAAAGCTTATTGTTTATCGATTTGATATGCCTCATCGATTCAATGCGAATACAATTAGAAAGTCTATTTTTACTAAAAACCTCTTACCTTTTTATCAGGGAGAATACGAGAGGCCTTTGTCGTTTGGTTTTTCTAATTATCACAGTTTGAATTTCTTTACATCGTCAGCAGCTTTCCCTTCAGACGTTCCTAGCGATTCCGCTTTAGTATACCCAGTTCCAACTACGAGCAGCTTAGATCCTGCTGGAGTTACGAGATATAAGCCTTCTCGATATTTTCCATCAAGTTCTTTTAGCTTTGAGTTTTATATCAACCCTAGGTACACGACAGATACTAGCAATGATCCTTATAGGCCGGGAACTATATTGAACATGCCTAATTGTTACACGGTATCGATACATTCTGGTTCTCATGTTGACGAACTCGGCCGTCCAAAATCATTCAGGATAGCATTACAGTTAGGTGACTATACAACTCGCCCTTTAGACATGATTAAATTACCGGGAGGTTCCGGTGCTAGTGGTAGTTTAGATGAGAGGACATTCATTTCCGCAGATAGCTTCATTGAAAAAGACAGGTGGAGTTATTGTGCGATTAGGTGGGGTGGACCAAAGCAGGAAAATTGCACTGGAAGTTTTTACATTAATGGCAAAAATGCTGGAAGTTTTGTTATACCAGAAACATCTTTGTCTTTCGGAAGAGAAAATTTTACCAACTTAAATGATATTCCTTCAGCTCTTTTTGTTGGAAATCGTTACAGGTGTAGCAATTCTACCTTAATTGACGGAACAGCGGCAGTAGATGATGATGATAGAATTAGGGTGTTGACCGGCTCGATCTTTTCTCCTGCGGTTCCAGCCGTTCAGGCAACTGGAAAAATGACCGTTACCGTGACTAATACTGATACTAACAGCCCGACGACTAGGCAGATATTTTTCGTCACATCTTCAGTAGCTGATATATCTTTACCAGCGGATACTGTCAGACTTAACACTTCAGCAGCTGATATATACGCTAGTGCTACTAAAACGCAATTACGCGATAGGCTGGTTGGGGCTTTAGGAGGAAGCAGTGTTGATACTACTAACGTTACTGGGACAGCAGCTTCAGCTATTATAGATTTTACGAAAGAGATACCAGCTGGTGATACTGTAGTTCTGACTGATTCTTCTAATAATTCCGTTACTTATACCTCTAGCAACGCAGCCAATCCAGCGCCGCCGAGTTTTAAGAGTGGAAATACAGCTAGTAGTGACGCAAGCGCCGCGGCTATATCGGCTTTAAGTTTAGCACAAGCGATATTGCATTCGGATGGCCACAATGGAACTATTAAAGCAAGTGCTAATTCCGGAAGATTGGTTTTGAATCAATCTACTAAAGGTACAGCAGGTAACAAAAATATCGCAAATACTATTAACTCGTCTGCTAATGCCACGGTCCCAGCAGCTTTCACTGGCGGAACTAGCACTAGTAACCCTGAAATACCAGGTACTTTTAATGTAACTCCTAACGGCGACATAATCACCTTGAGCACAAGTTACAATAGCAGAATTGATATTATACCTTCTAGTTCTATTAGGATATCACCAGCTCAAGAAGCTTCTGGTAGCCAAGGAAACTTTTTATCAAAAATATTCAGTATTGAAAGCCAGGTTCCAGTTTATGGAAATTCAAATTCCACTGCTTCTAAAACTAGTTTTCTTTTTGATTCTGGTTCTGCTGATACTTTCGGCGTAGAAAATCTTTTAGGAGACATCAATACAGAAGAAGGAACATCACACACACTTGATTTTCCCTTAAACGCTGAACTTCAGGAAGTGAGAATATTCTCGAGGTATAGGAACAACTCGGAAATAAAATCAACTGCTGAAAAAGGGTATTACGATTTCGGGGATAAAGATTTCTTATTTTATCTTCCTCCTTATTTTATTCCGTCTAGTTCAGTTAGGCAAATGATGTCTACCGTAACTCAAACTCATTATTCAAGTAGTCACACCCCTTTCAACACTGATCTTTCTTTTGGTCAAGGAGGGAAGTTAATAAACCTTGAAAACTTCAGCTATGATTTAGTTACTGGGAAACAAGCATTGTGTTACAATCTTTCGGCTACAGCCCCAACGGGAACTTGGTCTGATTTTTCGGCTGACGATTTTGACTTTATGCCGGCTACAGAAGCCCTGTTACTTAAACCCCAAAACAGGAAGAGAAATTTAACAATACTGCCTAGCGATCTGGGAAGTCTAAAGCCGGGTATGTCTTTCTTAGACTCTAGAGTTTCCACGTTGACAAACGGTATTTCTAGGGAGTTCTTTGTTAACGATCGTAAAGAAGAATCTGTTGGTATGATTAACATGAGAAACGTGATTTCTCTCGATGCTCAATACAACGATTTGTCATCTTTCGATGAAGAGTCTGGCAACGTTGATTCGATAGTCAACCGCCTCTTCCCAAAGATAGAAGTTGCAAGAGCAGGATCGGGTCAAGAGGCTGGTCAATATAAAGAGATATCTCACTCTGAAGTTTATGGTCAGCAAAGCAAAATAGGTTTAACCGTACTCAATAGAACAAGAGATCCAGATTCTAACGAGATTATGTTCTTAGATATATCTAACATATTTTACGGAGATGCGATAAAACAGGAATCTTTCGAAATGCATGATCCTTATGTTACTGGTTCTGCTGGTAAGATAAAACTAACTTTTAAGGATAATGGAACTGGAAATCTTTATAGGTGCGATGCATCAGGCAGCCACCCAACTTGGTCTCAAGCGGGAATATTGCTTTATGAAGAAGGACTAGCATGTCTAACTAACCCAACTATACCTCCATTCGGAATGGAGCAATTTGGGGTCAAGTTCAAGGGAGATAGAAATCTGCACGTTTTAGAGATGCGGGTACCAATTTCAGCTGACGAAGCCAGAGTATCTACTAATCCCACATTTCAAAAATTAGCTCCGACAGATTTACCGGCTGATAGAGAGATTGGATGTAATTTGATTACTAATATGTTCCTTCACGATGAGAATCTAAATGTTATCGGTAAAGTAAATTTATCACGCCCTATCGTCAGAAAAGACGAAGATCGTTATGTTTTTAAGTTTAAGATGGATTTCTAGTCGATATAATCTTTAAATGTTTTTAGGATTAGATACTTCAACTTCCACAATTGGATTCTGCATTACCGGAAAAGATAGAAAAGTTCACATGATAGATTACCTAGATCTTTCAAAACAAAAGTCTCTTTTCGAAAAAGCTGAAAAGTTTAAGGTTTTTCTTACCGATATCAAAAAAGAGCACAGGGTTGAGCAGATAGCTATAGAAGAAAACTTGCAAGCTTTTCGACCTGGTTTATCAAGTGCTAAGACCATCGTGTCTCTAGCTAGGTTTAATGGCGTCTGTACCTATATATCAGCGGAAGTTTTTGGAATCAATCCCGATTTTGTAAACGTAAACGCAGCTAGGAAGCTAGTTGGTATAAAGGTAGATCGAAAGTCAAGTAAAAATACTAAAGAACAAATACTGGATTTCGTTATGAAAAACGACTCTTCTCTTGATTGGCCAACAAAAATTCTTAGAAACGGACCAAGGAAAGGCACTGAAGTTTTTGTAAAAGAGTGTTATGATATGGCAGATGCATATGTTATTGCCCAAAGCGCTTTGATACAGGAAGAAAATTGTCAAAAACTCAAAAAGTAGCTTTTCTAAAAAAAATCTTTAAAAAAGCCAACCTAACTTCAGACAACGAAAATGCAGAAGTTTTATGCCCTAATAAGAAATGTAAATCGCATGGTTCTAATAAACTTAAGCTTATTATTCAATTAGATACTCAACAATACCATTGTTGGGTTTGCGGAGAATCTGGTGTTGGGGTAAAGAGGGTAGTTTCTAAATACAAGAGAAATTTTATCTCTGAAGTTTCTTCTTTTTTTAAAGATTTCAATAGAAAAAAAGAAATAGTAGAAGAGAAAGAATATCATGTTGAGTTACCTAAAAATTTTGCTCTATTAGCAGAATCTAAATCCAAGATTGATCCTGATATAAAGGCAGCTTTGAAGTACGCTAATTCGAGAGAAATATCCGATAGAGATTTATGGTATTTCAAAATGGGTACCTCTACTTCGGGTCGGCTGAGGAGGAGAATTATAATTCCTTCTTTCAACGAAGATGGAGAGCTAAACTATTATGTAGCTAGAACCGTTGGTAATGTCTCAGGGATGAAATATATAAACTCTAAGGTTCCAAAGAAGAATATCATATTTAATGAAATAAACATAGATTGGAAATCTGAGCTGACTTTAGTCGAAGGTCCTTTCGATTTAATAAAAGCTAACGAAAACGCCACATGTTTACTCGGCTGTACTTTAAAGGAAGATCAGATATTATTTAAAAAGATAGTAAAAAATGGAACTCCTATTTGCTTAGCTCTTGATCCTGACGTTTTAGATAAAGCTTACAATATTGCAAGGTTGTTGACGTCATACGGGATAAGTGTAAGGATGCTGGATTGTTCTGGTTTCGAAGACGTAGGTGCTATGTCTAAGAAAGATTTTTACGATAGGTTTAGAAGCGCTAAGAGTTTTGGTAACAATGATAGATTATTGAGTCTAATATCTTCTATCAGATCTGGTTCTTTAGTATAAGGGTTTTTAATGGGATTTAAGTGCGCACACTTTGCTGATATTCACTTCAGGGGTCTTTCAAGGCACGATGAATATCGAGAAGTTTTTAGTAGAGTATTCAAGCAACTTTCAGAAATGGAACTTGATGCTATTTTTATTGGTGGAGACATTGTTCACTCTAAAACTCAAGGCATATCTCCTGAGTTGATCGATGTTTTAGTTTGGTGGTTCAAGAGCTTGGCTGATATTGCCCCAACTCATGTTATATTAGGGAATCACGACGGCCTTATATTAAATAAAGATAGACAAGACGCGATCAGCCCAATAATTCAAGCTATTGGTGATGATAGAATTTTTCTATACAAAGACACCGGTACTTATCGTCTAGATAACCAGAACGTAAGCTGGTGCGTCTTTTCTTGCTTTGATGAAGAATCATGGTCGCAAGTGACTCCGGAACCAGATACAATCAATATTGCCCTTTTTCACGGACCGGTTCAAGGTTCTAAAATAGATAGCGATTGGGAGTTAGTAGATAGCAATCAGATTAAAGTAGATTTCTTTAAGAAATTTGATTTTACCTTCTTGGGAGATATTCACAAGACGCAATTTTTAGACGAAGAAAAAAGAGTAGCTTATCCAGGTTCTACAATTCAACAGAATTACGGAGAAGATGTAGAGAAAGGCTTTTTAGTTTGGGATATCGAGAGTAGAGATAATTTCAAAACTGAGTTTTTCCCTGTTGAAAATCGATTTTCTTTTTATACTGTCTCTTGGGAAGGCAACGTTGAAAAAACACTCAAAAACGTAGACATAGGAATGAAATATGGCAGGTTTAGAATTAGATCTAATACTACCATTCCGCAAAGCGAAATAAAGCAACTGTCTAATGAATTAAAAGAGACTTATAAGGCTACTGAAGTTGTTTTCAAGTGGGACGTTGACGACTCTAAAGATGATAAGATCAACATTGGGGATACCACTTTAGATAAACAAGATCTCTTAAGCCCATCTACTCACGTTAAACTTATGGGAGATTATACCAAAACATTTCCGCTAAGTGATGATGAACGAGAGATATTAGAAGGACTCACGAAAAGAATAGCTTCGGAAGCCGTCCGCGGAGAGTTTAGGAAAAACCTGAAATGGTCTCTTAGGAAACTAAAGTTTGACAATACATTCGGCTACGGAACTGGAAACGTCATTGATTTTGAAAAAATGCATGGCATCACTGGCATCTTTGGTAAGAATAGGACAGGGAAGTCTTCTATACCAGGCACTATAATGTACAGTCTTTTCAACTCTACGGATAGAGGAGCAATTAAGAACATTCATGTTATAAATTCTAGAAAAGGTTTTTGTAATGCTGAACTAGATCTTACGGTAAATGGAAAGCCTTATAAGATTGAAAGGCAATCTGTAAAACATACTTCTAGGGCAGGAAAAACTTCAGCTTCTACAGCTCTTAATCTATGGAAAACCGACAGCGCTGGCACCAAATTAGAAGATCTAAGTGGGGAGCAAAGAAGAGAGACTGAAAAAGAGCTAAAGAATCTTGTAGGAACTTCGGATGATTTCTTGTTAACTTCTCTTGCCAGCCAGGGTTCTATGAATAATTTCATAAAGAACGGTGCAACAGTCAGAAAATCTATTCTTACTAAGTTTCTCGATCTTGGGATATTTGATAATATGCTCAACATTGCTAAGAACGAATTTTCCGAACTAAAAGGTTCCATGAAATCAGCTCCTGATAGAGATTGGGCTTCCATTATTAGAAATAAAAGGATAGAACTAGAGTCTCTATCTAGTGATAGAGACGAAACAGAAGATCAATGTAAGAGGGTAAGGCAGGAAGTTGATAGTATGAAGTTAATGCTAGCAACTCACGAAAATTCAGAATCTTTTACAGAAGAAGAAATTTTAGAACAAGAAAACACAATCAAGAGAATTGATTCTAAAAGCAAAGATATGAAGTCTAGAATAATTTCTATTTCTGATGAGATTACGGAGATTGAAAGCAAGCTAAAGAAAATAGCTTCTATAAAAGAACAGTTTCCAGTTGAAGAACTTAAAGAGAAATTAGAGCAGCAAAAAGAGATTGAAAACAGCCTTCAGAATATAGAATACCTTTTAGAAAAAGAAAGAACTCTTTTAAAGAATCAGAAAAAGAGTGCTAGCACCCTAGAAGTTGTACCTTGCGGAGATTCTTTTCCTACTTGCAAATTTATAAAAGATTCTCATTCTTCTAAAAAGAAGATTCCAGCTCAAGAAGAAAGAGTCAAGGAAATTTCTTCAAACTGTTCAGCAGTCAAGAGAAACCTTAAGAAGATCTTAGGTGAATCTCTAGAAGATAAAGTTAAAAAGTACGACGATATCTTGAAGTCAGAATCTGATTTGAAACTTGAAAGAGGAAACATTTTGGTTTCTTTGACTGAACTAGAAGTTGAAGATTCTAATTTATCCCAAAAGCTTCTAGAGGAAAAGAACCAACTTTCAAAAATGAAACTAAACGCGACTGAGTCTTCTGAATCTAAAGAGATATCCAGGTTGAAGAAGAAACTGAAAAGCTTGAATGACCGGTCAAATTTCCTAGACGCTGAAAAGCTTCGCTTAAGTGAAAAAATCGGCTTAATACAACAACAGTTAGCGGATTCTGAAAAAGAGAAAGAAAAATTTTCTAGTTTAAAGAAAAAGTGGAATGCTTACAACGCCTTTTTGCAGGCGGTAGACAAAAAGGGAATTCCTTTAAGAATAATGAGTGTCCAGCTTCCAGCCATAAATGCTGAAATAGAGAAGATTCTGCATGGAGTAGTTGAGTTTACTATAGAGATAGAAGCTGACGACTCAACGAATGCTTTGGACGTATTTATAAATTATGGAGACTCTAAAAGAATCATAGAATGCGCCTCCGGTATGGAGAAGATGCTTTCTTCTTTAGCCATTAGAGTTGCGCTTATTAATGTTTCTAATTTACCAAAGTCTGATTTGCTTATAATTGATGAAGGTTTTGGAACTCTAGATGAGGGTAACATTGAAGCTTGCAGCAGGTTGCTAGTTTCTCTCAAGAGGTGGTTTAGACACATATTTGTAATATCGCATATAGATGCAATCAAGGACGTTGTGGATAACGTTTTAGATATCAGAAGCAAAGGTAAAAATTCTTTAGTAGTTCATGAATAATTTTATTGATATTTATATAGACGAGAGAGATAAACCGGCACCAGCTTTTTGTGGAGTCTGTTCGCAAGTTTTGCAAACTTTAGAAGATACTGTTTGCATGCATCAAAACGGTGGATGTCGAGATTGTTTTATTTCTTTTTTGGAACCGAATAGAAATGTAATAGGAGAAGATTGGGTTCCGAGTGAAAAAGAAATAGAAGATTGGTTGAGTAGAAAAGACAATAATTTTACACCTATGTACAGGTTCTTTTAGGAGAAGAAGATGCTAAGTTCAAAAGAAGTAAATGTCCTAGGACAGGTTTTTAACCACACGTTTGGTTATTCAAGCGATACCATGAAGGTGACTTCAAGCCTGCATGGAAACAGTTTAACATTGAAGTACGTATCAGTGATACAGTTTGCTAGCGAAGAATCAATGCAAAAGCAGAAAGCTGAATATGAGAAAGAGTCCGTTAAGGTCATCGCTGACGCTTTAAAAAAGATGAAGGATGATTTTAAAGAAAAAGCAGGACGTCCTATAAAGGTAACTGAAGAGTCTAGAGATGATTCGGTTGAGTTGATTAGCGTTTCAGCTCATTCTCCTAGGAAATTAGCATATTACAGAGTAAATGTTCGGCTAACGGTAGAATAAATGCCCCCCTCTACCAAACAGCGACAGGTTAAAGAAATTATCAAGTGCGGAAAAGATCCGGTGTACTTCTTTAACAAATATGTCAAGATACAGCATGCTACAAAAGGGACCTTAGGTTTTAACACTTACGACTTTCAGGACGTTTGCGTAAAAGATTTCAATGATCATCGTTTTAACGTGATTGTTAAGAGTCGCCAGTTGGGCCTTTCCACTTTGGTAGCTGCATACGCTGTTTGGTTAGCAATATTCTATAAAGACAAAAACGTTTTAGTAATCGCTACAAAATTGGCGGTAGCTCAAAACTTTATTAGAAAAGTAAAGTTTGCTATTAGATCTCTTCCTCCCTGGCTTTTGATGCCAGAGATAATATCTAACAACAAACAATCTCTTGAATTTTCTAATGGCTCTATCGTCAAAGCTGTTCCAACCTCAGAAGATGCCGGCCGCTCAGAAGCTCTATCGCTTTTAATCGTTGATGAGGCCGCGTTTGTTAGAAACTTTGATGATCTCTGGATGGGTTTGTACCCCACGCTGTCTACCGGTGGTCGAGCAATAATACTTTCAACGCCAAATGGTGTTGGTGGTCAGTATTACGATCTCTACACTCAAGCAGAGAGTGGCGATAATGATTTTAATGCAATAAAGCTTCCATGGGATGTTCACCCAGAGAGGGATGATGCTTGGTTCGATAAAGAAACCAAGAATATGACTAAGCGACAAATAGCACAAGAGTTGCTTTGCGACTTCCAGTCTTCAGGAGAAACTTTTATTTCTCAAAAAGACATAGAATTTCTAATGATGTCTATCAAAAATCCAGTAGAGAGGTGGGGGCCTCAAAACGGGGTATGGGTTTGGAAGTATGCGACTCCAGGAAATAGGTACGTTATCAGTGCAGACGTATCTCGAGGCGATGGAGCTGATTTTTCAACTTTTCACGTGATAGATACCAATGAATCTGAAGTTGTTTGTGAGTTTAAAGGAAAGTCTCCTCCTGATCAGTTTGCTATTGTTTTGATGGAAGCTAGTAAAAGGTACAATAACGCAACAATATGTCCTGAGAGTAACACATATGGTTACGCAGTATTGATGAAACTAAAAGAGATGAAATGTCAAGAAATCTATTTTGAAAAAGAAAAAGATAGAATTTCAGCTCTTTACGGAGACGGTTCGGTAGCTAAGGGAGGATTCTCGACTCAAGGACCTTCCAGATCAAAAATACTGACTAAATTCGAAGAAGTTGTAAGAAATAAGCAAATCAAAGTTTACTCTTCCAGATTATACGAAGAAGTAAAAACATTTGTTTGGAAAGGAACTAAACCACAAGCGATGCGAGGAAAACATGACGACTTAGTGATGTCTTTAGCGATTGGTGTGTGGTTATATGATACTTCTAATTTCCATTCAAAGAGTTCAGCCGATATAAATAAGGCAATGTTAGCTGGCTTCAGTTCAGATTCTAACGTTTATGCTGGCTCTAGAGGATCTTCTTTCGGTGGAGAATATTTAAAAAATGTTTTGAACACTCAGAGAGCAGTTCCTTATGATAAAGTATCTAGATATTTATCGGGAAGTATGGACACAGATTTTAGGTGGCTAATTTAAATTTTAAAGAAAGCGATAATTTTAATATTATAGCATAGAGTGAAAACATGGCAGAAAAAGAAAAAAACTTATTCCAAAAATTAACAAGGTTATTTAGGGCCGGCCCGGTAGTCAAGAGAAAAATAAAGACTCCGATGTCGGGTGGTTCCAAGTCGTCAGCTGCTCAGCTTTTTAAAAGAGCACATAGCGATATCTACAACAGTACATTAAGCGCTTATGGTTCTTTTGACAGGATGGCTAGATATAGTGACTTTAGTGAAATGGAAGCTACTCCAGAATTGGCTTCGGCATTAGACATATATTCAGAAGAAACTGTATCTCCAGATGAACACGGTCGAGTGCTCCATATATACTCGGACGATCCTCAAAAACAAGAACTCTTAGGTACTCTTTTCCACGACACTATCAACGTTGAATTTAATTTAGTTATGTGGGTAAGAAATCTCTGCAAGTATGGAGATTTTTTCTTATTTAATGATGTGCATCCTGAGTACGGAATTATTAACACTTATCCAATACCCATAACAGAAATAGAGAGAGAAGAAGGTTTCGATCCAGAAAATCCAGCAGCAGTTAGGTATCGATGGATAACGCAAGGCAATGCTATTTTGGAGAACTGGCAAGTAACTCACTTTAGGTTACTGGCTAACGACGCCTTTCTTCCATATGGAACTTCCGTATTAGAGTCAGCGCGTAGAATTTGGCGTCAGTTAATCTTAATTGAAGATGCCATGTTAGTCTATAGAATAATTCGCGCTCCGGAAAGAAGGGTTTTTTATATCGACGTTGGTAATGTCCCGCCAGAAGATGTTTCAAACTACGTAGAACAGGCTAAAGCAGCTTTGAAGAAGAGTGTAGTAGCAAGTAGCCAGACTGGGCAAGCTGATCTAAGGTACAATCCAATGGCAGTTGATGAAGACTACTATATACCAGTCCGTGGTGGTGATAGTGGTACTAGGATAGATACACTCGCAGGTGGTCAAAACGCTACAGCTATTGAAGATGTTGAATACATCCAGAAGAAGCTATTTGCTGCGCTTAAGATTCCAAAGGCATACTTGGGATACGATGAAGACATCGGTTCTAAAGCCACACTAGCACAGGAAGATATTAGATTCTCTAGGACTATTCAAAGGATTCAAAAGACTGTAATCTCCGAGCTGAATAAACTTGCAATGGTTCACCTTTACTCCCACGGGTTCGAAGGCGAAGAACTTTTAGACTTTGAGCTAAGGTTATCTAACCCCTCTTCAGTAGCTCAATTACAGAAACTAGAGCTTATCAGTACTCGTTTCGATATTGCCGGCAAAGTTCCAGAAGGTA